ATTTGAAAACAGCCAAAACAAGGGCAGTACGTTATTGCCATTAGAGTACAACTCGGAGACCAACAATGAGTAACGCAAGAGAACTAGCGCAAATCCCCAGCACCCCCTCTGGGCGGCGCAACCTGATTATCAATGGTGCTATGCAAGTGGCGCAGCGCGGGACATCATCTAGCAGTTTTAACTTTCAAACAGTTGACCGTTTTAGGTTTGCTGATTCTGCTACGGATGAGCTTGGAATTACACAGGCTCAAGTGGCAGATGCTCCTGATGGCTTTGTAAATTCATATAAAATTACAGTCGATACTGCTGAAACATCTATGACAGGCAATGAATTGCTTTACATGCGATACACAAATGAAGCGCAAGACTGTCAACATTTGGAATACGGCAGCAGCAGTGCTAAGACCCTTACGCTTTCTTTTTGGGTGAAGTCTAGCATCACAGGTGACTATGCAGTTTTAAACTTTGTTGAAGACTCTGACAGAGCAAGAACTCTTACATATACAATCAATTCTGCTAATACTTGGGAGCATAAAACGATAGTTTTCACTGGTGACACCACCACTGGGAAAACAATCAATAATGATAATGATAAAGGGCTTGATTTTTATTTTACTCTTGCTTGTGGCCCTGACAGGATAACAACAGACGCAGCAACGGCTTGGGTTGACTATGATACGACCGCTTTTGCATATGGTCAGACCGCAAACATTGCTGAAACAACAAACGCAACGTGGCAAGTCACAGGCGTTCAACTCGAAGTCGGCACAGTAGCCACTGAGTTTGAGCATCGCAGCTATGGTGAGGAAATGCAGTCGTGTCAGAGGTATTATCAATTTTTTACTGCGGATGAACGAATTGTGGGTGGGCAAGGCTCTACTCGTGTTTTTACCTATCAGTTACCTGTTATAATGAGAGCCGACCCCAGCCATACTGTTGTAGATACTAAAGGGACTACTAGCACTGGGGGAGATACTAACGGATTTGCTAAGAGCTTCAGATGGAGAAGCACAGGAACAAGTCAATCAGGTTGGAATCCGTGGTCATTAGCAGCTATTTATTTAGATGCGGAGTTATAAACATGAATGAAAATACAAACATTACACAAGCCCAATATTCTCAAGACAGTGAAGGTAATAATGTGAAAATTAACGCAATGATTGATGGCGTTGAAATTGGTGTTCCCCTTTCTGTTGGCAACCGCCACTATGACGAAATCATGCGACAAGTAGAAGCTGGAACTCTAACAATACAGGAAGCAGAATAATGGAAACTGTAATTACATATATCACTGCCATTGTAGCAGCCGCTTCGGTGATTGCTAACGTAACCCCCTCTTTGCGAGACAATGAGATCCTCGCTAAGATTGATGACTTCATTCAGAAGTTAGCCCTTAACTTGCGTAAAGAGAAATGACAGACGAAATGAAATCCACTGTTGACCTTGCAAGCGGCGGCGTAACGCTCGGCGCGTTCTTTGATGCACTGCCGGAAATCGCCGCCCTGTTTGCACTGGTCTGGTGGATCATTCGTATTTGGGAAACTGACACGGTTCAAAAGTTTTTCAAAGGTGACTAGCCGTGAACTTTGGCGAGACACTTCTTGCTTACTGGCCTATCCTCACCGCAGCGATGGCTATGCTCTGGTGGTTTAGCCGGGCTATATCTTCTCTCGAAAACAAAACAGATAGAATGGATGAACGCTTGAAAGATAGCGAATCCAAGATCACTCAACTTTTTACTTTCTTTAATCAGTCAACGCAGCGTAGGCTTGATAAGCTAGACAGGCTAGAAGAAAAGGACAAGTAAGTGGGCTATCAGACTGTGCGTAATGCACATCAACTGGGTCGCGTGGGGGAGTTAATAGCCGAAGCTGTCTTTGAAGAGACTGGTTTGAAATGCTGTCGAGTAAATCACGAGGGTTTTGATTTAATAATCTTTGATGATAATAATGAAAGTTATCGGGTCGAAGTAAAGGCCGCCAGCGTTAGCCAGTCTGGTGGATTGCGCTATAAATTTATGACCAGCAAGGGAAGTAAATCAAAGCGCGTTATCAATAGTGAAGACGCAGACTTGGTTTGTTTCGTGGCCTTGCCACTAAGAAGGTGCGTGATAAAGTGTATTACATCTGTGGAGAAAAAGCGGACAACAGTCCGTGCTACAGAGTTTGACGAACCCGAAGCTACGCAGATACGCAAAGCATTGGATAAAGTAAGGAAGAGGAAATGATGAATATCTTTAGTGCGGTTGCTGGCATCGCCGGAAACTGGGTAGATGGCAAGGTTCAAGAAACCAAAGCCAAAGCAGAGGTCAAGGTCGAGAAGGCAAAGGCTGACGCTGCCGTTCAAAAGAAGATTGCAACAGGAAAGATTGATTGGGAAGCCAACATGGCTGACGCAACCAAAGGCTCGTGGAAGGATGAGTTTGCTCTCGTTGTCTTGATGCTTCCTGCAATCCTAGTTTTTATTCCATCGCTTACTCAGCAAGTGCGGGAGGGGTTCGCGGTCTTGGATACGCTCCCGCAGTGGTATCAGTACCTCTTGTTTATCGCCGTGACAAGTTCGTTTGGGGTGAAGGGTGCAGACAAGCTGATGAGTATGCGCGGAAAAAAGTAGTGACTCCTGCGGGTAAACCCGCCCCCACCAAAGGGCGGATCACACCTAACTTTACTTTGCAGGAGATGACCAAGAGCCAGACCGCGACCCGGCTAGGCCTCGACAACACCCCAACAGAGGAACACATCTCCTCCCTTCGGGCGTTGTGTGAAGCAGTCCTTGAGCCTACGCGCAGCCAGTTCAATGCCCCTGTGATTGTATCAAGCGGCTACCGCAGTGAGTTTCTGTGCGAGGAGATTGGCAGTAAGCCAACCAGTCAGCACTGTAAGGGGGAGGCTGTTGACTTTGAAATCATTGGGGTCGATAACCACAAGGTCGCTTCTTGGATTCAAGCCAACCTAGAGTATGACCAGTTGATACTGGAACACTATGAGTCCGGCAAACCCAACAGCGGCTGGGTGCATGTGTCCTACAAGAAGGATGGACAGAACCGCAAACAAGCCCTAACTTTCAATGGTCGCAGTTACCAGCAAGGTCTAGTTAAATGAGCCAATATGATTTCAAGATGACTATCGTGGAAGGGGATGATGGTTTCCCCGTGTTAGTGCTGGAGTTTTCTGGGCTTGCTGATATGGAAGAGGCGGAAGAACTATCAGAAGAGTTGTTCGCTATTATGTCTGGCGAAGAGCCGCAATCATACCTACACTAGAAGGTGATTGATTCCATTACTTGTTTGGGGTCTAGCAACTCATCTTGCGTTGCGCTGTAGCACTCTTTTCTAAAGTTTGGTGGCATACCATAGCGCGAGGGGAGGTAGAGTTCCGCCGACCACATACCACCAGCAAGGTCATACTCCCCATCTTGTCCAGTCATCAACACAAACATATTGATAGCAGGATTTTTTCTCATTGAAACTAATCTGCCGTTTTTGTGAACGGTTGTTTTTACATCGATGACTAAGTTATTAAATGTGAGGTCGCCCGGATCTTCACCATTGAGGGAGGAGCGGTGATAGATCTCGAAGATTTCTGTTGGGTAAACGCCTAGCATTTTGGAGAAAGCCAGTTCACCCATCGCACCTTCGTAATCAACGAAGATAGGGTCTTTGGGAGATGCCCTTAGTGCATCTTCTGGAGCGACCTCACGAGCAGCAGCGTTACGGGAACGCGCTACAAAGAGGCAGAGTCTTTTCTCTGCTTCATTCAGAGTGGTGTGCATTATTGAAAAACTTTTCTTGTGACATCAGCCCCACCCCAATACGCACCATGTTATACAAGGCGCGAGGGGTCATGCCCCATACATTGTAGGAGGGGTCAACTGTATTATCTCGGACACATAGCTGCGCCGGATACTGCGGGTCGTTTGATTGTCGGATATAGATAAGAATGTTTTCTGGCACATCCATTTCTTCAAGGGCTTTCATTGCTGTCGCTGCCCTCATTTCTTTCCAACCAACTGAATCGTTTGGCATAGATGCAATCTCGCGCAGCTTGCCCTCTGCTTGGATTGCTCTTTGCTGCCATGCTGTTAGTTCATCCATAATATGTTGTCATCTTCCCGACTAATTCTTCGTAGTCCTTGAGGGTCATTCTAATCTTGTGGCCTATCTTGACCACTGCCACACTGTGCTTGCGGCATAACTTCTTCACATCTTGAGGGGGGACGGACAGTGCCGCCCCCACCTCTTCGATGGTCAGTAGCTTAGAAGGGGATGCTGTCGTCCACTGGCTTGCTACGTGCTTCTGCATTGTTACCACCTTGTTGTTTGTCGCTGAGTGAGAGGGACATGAAACTCATGTCATCCTTCTGCTTGCGCCAAGCGGCAACTCGTCTGCTACCAATCGGCCCCGTATAGTCTGGTGAGTTTGCATTCTCACCTTTGTCATTCGGGAACAAAGTTCCAACCTTCTCATAGATGTCCATAATCTTCTTGCCATCTGGCAGTGTGGACATGGTGACAACCATGTGGCTGTCTTTGCCATCATTGTTTACACGCCCTGTAAGGATCATCTTGTGGTTATCACGAGGGGGGAATACCGCCCCGCTATCTGTGTTGTCGTAAGTCTGGCTCATTACCAATCTCCTTTTACGCCTTTACTATCTGCCGCATACTTGTTGTCGTGTTCACCGAGGAACACATCGGCGTTGAATCCAAGGTGCGACAATGCCTTGGTCAGCCCATCTGTGACAGCCATCTTGGGTGCGTCTTCTGCGATGCGGTCTTTCTTATAGAAAGTCCGGCAACCAGTGAACGGCCCGAAGTTGTTGTTTGCGTTGCCATGCCAAACTGTAATGTGTGCAAGAAAAGCCACATCACCATTCGCCATAGTAATTATTTCTGTTTGAGAGTGCCAACCCCAACCCTGACCTATCGGCCCAAAGGCGCGTGTCGCCTCTCGAACCTGATACATCGGGTCAATGCTGGTGAAGGAACGTGACCCAAAGCTAACCTTCTTGAGGTATGTCGAGTCCGACTGGGACACCTTCTCCCATAGTTCCATATTGTTCGTCGGTTTGTTTGCTGCCCTCGCTGCGTTGGGGGCTAGGTTGTTCACTGTCATGCTGTTTCTCCTTTCGCACTACTGTTAGAACAAGTCTGCTGTTGCGGTATTCAATCCGCACTGCTTCATCTGGAGTGTGAAGCCACACTGAACGCCAGCCAAGCTGGTATTCATTTCCTATTAGGTGGATAAGAGGTTCTGCCTCTTCACTTATCAATGGTGATGCTGTATAATCGGTCATGCTGTTACCTCCTTTCGACAGCGGGGGCAGGGTTTCTACTCCCCTGTCCCCTATTTCTTTATGTTAATGCGTAGCGAACCACGCTTGTCTCGTTTGATACTAAGTTCATCGGTATAGACCTCGCGTTCATCTAGCCCGACCATTGCTTTCAAGTCCTTGCCAGCAGCAGCATGTTCCTTTGCTGCTTCTTTAGTGCTGATGTATTCAGCCGCTCTCACTCTGAAATAGTTGTCGCTGCTTGCGTCACGCGCCACCATATCGTCAATGGGTATTTGGTCTATGCCTATAGGGAAGTGCGGCATTGCTTGAGGGGGTTCTTCCTCACGAACAACGTGACCCCAAAACTCTTTTAGATGAACAAACATTTGCTCTAAGAACTGCTGGTCTTTTGCAACCTTCACATATTCATAGCGACCATTGCCAAAGATGTTTGCAAAATACATTGCTTTTACCCCAGAGATTTCTAGGTAAAGCTGTAGCTGTGGCATGTATCTTTCAAGCTGGCTTCGCATTGTTGAGCGGTCATTTGTGTGCTTGCACTCCAAACCATACCTCTCACCGCGCATCATAAACTCAGCGTCAAGCGTTGCCCGACACGGCACACCATTCCATTTGTAATGGTATCTCTGTTCATGCGTGGCTGCGTTAGGGTCTTTGAAGCACTCGACTTGCATGTGCTTTGAGAACCACTTGATGTTAAATTCCTCAGTCCAAACGCCAAGCTGGACAGGCAAGACATCGGACAGGTCAACACCATTCTTCAAGCCCATCTTCTCTAACCAAAGGTCGTGCCAATCACCGTCCATGATTCGCAAGGCACAACTGCCGCCGATAGATGCTTTTCTGATTTCGTTATCTCTACTCATTTGCCTTCCTTTCAATACAAATTAGGTCAGTTCGTATCAGTTTGTCCAGCATTTAATAGCCGTTCTTTTGCTTTTTCTGGTATGCGGCACAGCACCTTTGCCATGTGGCTGTTGCCCAGTTCTTTCTTGGTGCGTTCAATAGCTGCGTCACACTTCTCGATTGTCCAGCCTTGACTAGCCGGGTCGGCCTTTGATGTAGAGGGACGGTCGCCTTCTTTTACAGGTTTGGACAGCCTGTCCCACGTTGCGTTAGTCTTGTTTTGCATTGCAACGTAATCGCCATTCACCTTCCCTGCCTGCTTGGCAACAAGGGAGGGGGTGAACCAGATGCGGAAGTCATGTGCTGCAACACACCTGTCCCACACCTTTGCAAGCAAGTCGTTGAACACATCTACATTAGGTATGTCGCTGCTCAACCGAGTGTTGATTGCTCGGCGTATCTCTTCGCCATACATCTTCTTTGCGGCATCGCTTTGCTTTGCATTGTTTGGCGGCAAATACATAACCGCCATCTTCTTTACAAAGTGTTCGTGTATTAGTGCTTCACGCTGTGCGAAGTCCATGTTTACCTCCTATTGAGTCTATCATTTTTTGAACCTCTATTTTTTGTTGCTTAACGCCTTCGATTCGTTTCTTTTCTTCAACCACAGCAATCAAATGTATCTGTGATATTGCAAGACTTACATCTTCCTTTATCATTCTTTCTGCTGCAATTTTTTTGTAAGCATATAGAACTGTTGTGTGGTCTCGATCACACTTTCTTGCAATCTGAGGAAGGCTATATCCAGTGTAAATATAGCCCATGTAAAACAGAATATGTCTTGGTTTGACAAATTCATTTATTCGAGATTTGCCAAGTAATTGTTCTGGTTGAATCTTAAAATACTCGCACACTGCTTTTACTAAACACTTAAAAGCAAAGCGATCAAGATTGATTTCGTCATCAAACATTTTCTTTCTCCATTAGTTCTTCTACAATTCTGTCAGGC